AAGAGGCAAAGGGCCCGAACGATTTACCTCCCGAAGTGTATGTTCGTGTTACCTCGGAAGATTATAGTGATAATTATGTCAGAGTTATGCTGACAGACAAGGAAGGGGAAGAGTTATTCCCAGAAAATAGCCCTATTTGGGGAGCAGTAGGTTTTTGGAAGCAAGACCCCTTCGGCCAACCTTGCGACGGAGCAGCTGTGATAGCATCAACAGGAGCTTCTCATGGCTGGGGACCTTTCCTTTATGACCTAGCAATTGAAACAGCGACCATTACATCAAATGGTCTCACACCAGATAGGGGATATGTCTCAGAAGATGCACAAGCTGTTTGGGATTTTTACTTAAGAAATCGATCTAACTCAAGAGGTGGTGATGTAATGGTACATCAGCTAGGTGATGATTGTGGACAATACGCAGCAACACAAAGAGCCGAAGAGCGTGGTGGAAAATGGAATGACAAAGACAATCCGCTTTCGAAGAGATTCACCAAGCCCCCAACCATTAAGAATCAATTAGGCGATAAACTAATTTGGGAATTGTAAAATTTTCTACTTGACAACCTCTTCAAGATGTGCTATAATGTAAACACAACTTGGAGGATAAATGAAAAACGTTATTATCATCGACGCGCTGAACATGTTTCTGCGCTCTTATGTTATTAGTCCACACATGGACCGCAAAGGTAACCCTGTGGGAGGCACAATTGGCTTTCTGAAGTCCTTGCAGAAGGTTGCTAGGGACTTTAACGCCGACGAAGTTATTGTCGCTTGGGACGGCCATGAGGGCTCCCAACGTAAGCGTTCTATGAACAAAGATTACAAGGGCGGTCGTAAACCTGTGAGATTCAACAGGCGAATGATTGATTTGCCCGAGGATAAAGAAGAAGCCAACAAAGGATACCAGCAAGTAAGATTGATGGAATATCTCAACCAAATGCCCGTAATTCAACTTATTGCTGATTTTACAGAAGCGGATGATATCATCGCGCACGTAATCAATCATAGTAGATATAAAGATTGGCATAAAACAATTATTTCTTCTGACAAAGATTTTTTTCAACTTTGTCGTGAGGACGTGTCTATTTATAGACCAATCCAAAAAAAGACGATGACAATGGAATCTATCATTGATGAGTTCAAGATTCATCCCAAAAACTTTGCATTGGCTCGAGCAATTGCTGGAGATCCCTCAGATAATCTGCCGGGAATCAAAGGTGCTGGTTTGAAAACTATTGCTAAACGCTTTCCATATCTTGTTCGAGAGGATGAGTATGAAGTTTCTGACATCATCAGAGATTGTGCGATGCAAGGCAAGAAACTTAAGATTCACCAAAACATCGAGAAAGAAGAAAAACTATTAAAAGAGAATTATAAGATCATGCAATTGTATTATCCAAATATCAGACCAATGAACAGAGAGTTGATCACAAAGGCAGTAAACGACTTTGAACCTTTCTTTGATAAAATAAAATTTACACAAATGCTTTTTGAGGATGATGCCGGTCATCTCAACTTTGAAACTCTACAAGCAATCATGAGGAGAATAAAAAGATAAAAAACTACTTGACAACCACATCAAAGTGTGTTATATTATAAACATAATTCGGAGGACAATATGAATATAAAGGAAAACGAAAGTTTTGTCAGATTTGGCAAAAACTTCCAAGAAAAATTAGCACAACTAATGCTTGAGGATCGACCATTCTTTGATCAGATTATGGAGGTCTTGGATATTAACTTTTTTGATAAAAAGTATCTTCAAATCTTCGCTCAAACTTTAGTAAACTACAGAAACAAATATAACACTCATCCTAATGCTGAAGTAATGATTTCTTTGCTGAGAACAGAACTAAATCACCACGACAAGGCAACAGCTCAAGCAGTTCGTGAATTTTATGCTCGCATCCATACTTCTGAAGGAGTTGAGGAAGCAGAGTACATCAAAGACAAAGCAATTGACTTTTGTCGCAAACAAGTGCTGAAAGGCGCAATGATTAAGTCAGCATCTTTGCTGCAGTCATCATCATTTGAAGAGATCGAGAAAGTGATCAAGGAGGCCCTAGTTCTTGGAACCGACAATAACTTCGGCCATGACTTTCGCAAAGATTTGCTCAAGCGGTTTGAACTTGTTAGTAGAGATCCAATTTCAACTGGATGGGCTCGCATGGATGAAATATGCAAAGGAGGTCTTGGAAAGTCCGAACTTGGAGTTGTTATTGCTCCCACCGGTGCTGGCAAATCTATGGTTCTGGTTCATCTCGCGTCTCGTGCGTTACTCGAAGGGAAAACTGTGGTCTATTATACACTCGAACTTAAAGACACCGTCGTGGGCCAAAGATTTGATTGCTGCATCACAGACGTTCCTTTGCAAGAGCACAGAATGAGACAAAAAGAAATTATTCAGAAAATTAAAGATATTGAGGGCACCCTCATAATTAAAGAATATCCAACAAAATCAGCTTCGGTCCAAACTCTCAAGAACCATATTGAGAAGTTGCGAAAGCGAGGAATCGAACCTGATATGGTATTGGTAGATTACGCGGACCTTTTGCGTCCCGTTAGGAGTTCAGGTGAAAAACGACACGAATTGGAAGAAACTTACGAAGGCCTTCGAGGACTTGCTCAAACCTATGAGTTTCCCATTTGGACCGCTTCCCAAACCAATCGTGGGGGGCTCAACGCGGAAGTCATCACGATGGAAGCAATCTCGGAAGCGTTCAACAAATGCTTCGTAGCAGATTTTATTTTTTCCCTGTCTCGAACGGTACAAGATAAACAGCAAAATCAAGGCCGCCTATTCGTAGCCAAAAACAGAAATGGACCTGACGGATTAGTATTCAATGCTTTCGTCGATTGGTCAGATGTCTCCATCAGAATTCTTGATCGAGACGAGGGTAGCAAACCCATGATGTCAACATCAGAACACATGCAAATACTAAGAGAAAAATATTCAGAATTAAAAGGCAAATAGGAGAACCAATATGGATTTAGAAAAAAAGATTCTTTCAGATATCACCGTGCATATGAAGTACGCGAGATACATGGAAGACAAGCAGCGCCGTGAAAACTGGGACGAATTAGTTACCAGAAACAAGCAAATGCATATCAAAAAATTTCCCAGTTTAGAGGAAAAGATTATGGAAGCATATGAGTTTGTTCACGACAAGAAGGTTCTTCCTTCGATGCGCTCTATGCAGTTCGGAGGCAAGCCAATTGAGGTTTCTCCAAATCGCATCTTTAACTGCGCATTTGCACCAGCAGACGATCCTCGAGTATTTGGCGAGATCATGTTCTTGCTTCTTGGCGGAACTGGCGTCGGATACTCTGTGCAGCGTCACCACGTCGATTCTCTTCCAGAGATTCGTAAGCCATCAACAAAGAGAACTCGTCGTTTCTTGATTGGTGACTCTATTGAGGGCTGGGCTGATGCTGTTAAGGCATTGGTTATGTCTTATTTCAAAGGCACATCAAAGTTACGCTTTGACTTCTCGGACATTCGACCAAAAGGTGCTCGCTTGGTTACATCAGGTGGTAAAGCTCCCGGCCCTCAACCATTGAGAGAGTGTCTGGTAAAAGTGGAGGGAATTTTAGATGCAAAAGAAAACGGAGACAAACTTTCACCCATTGAGGTTCATGATATCATCTGCCACATTGCGGATGCGGTTCTGGCTGGCGGTATTCGCCGCGCCGCTCTCATTTCTTTGTTCTCGGCTGATGACGAGGAAATGCTCGGAGCAAAAGCTGGGGCATGGTGGGAGCTCAACCCACAACGAGGAAGAGCAAACAACTCTGTAGTTGTTATGCGACACAAAATCGATGAGCCGACGTTCATGGATCTTTGGAAGCGTGTCGAGGAGTCACGTTCTGGAGAGCCCGGCTTTTATTTCTCCAACGACAAAGAATGGGGATGCAACCCTTGTTGTGAAATTGGGCTTCGACCTTTCCAGTTTTGTAACTTGGTCGAGATCAATGTATCAGATGTCGAAGACCAAGAAGACCTAGAAGCCAGAGCACGCGCTGCGAGCTTCATAGCGACCCTTCAGGCGTCTTACACAGACTTCCACTACCTGAGACCTATCTGGCAACGCACAACGGAAAGAGATGCCCTTATCGGCGTTTCTATGACGGGTATTGCATCAGGAAAAGTTCTTGACCTTGACATGTCAAAAGCTTCTTTGGAAGTATCAAAGACAAATCGCCAAGTTGCAATGCAAATTGGAATCAGACAAGCCGCTCGTCAAACCTGCGTAAAACCAGCAGGAACAACTTCTCTTACTCTTGGCACGTCAAGTGGAATCCATGCTTGGCATAATGATTTCTACATCAGACGACTTAGAGTTGGAAAGAATGAAGCAATCTATTCATATCTAGTGAATAACCTTCCAGAATTGGTCGAAGATTGCCGTTTCCGTCCACATGACACTGCTATCCTATCCGTGCCTCAAAAAGCCCCTGAAGGGGCAATTACGCGCCATGAAACAGCATTTGATTTGCTCGAGAGAGTAAAGAAAGTTTCTAATGAATGGATCAAGTCCGGACATAAAGATGGAAACAACACACACAATGTTTCAGCCACTATCACCATCAAAGATGATGAGTGGGAAACGGTAGGAAGCTGGATGTGGGATA